AATAAAGAAGTAGAACAAAAACTTTTAAATTTATTTCATAGGATAGGAAGATTATGATAACAGTATGGCTATTATATATTCTTGTTTATTTTAATGGTAATCTTAAAATAGAACTGTATGAGTATACGACAGAACAGCAATGTGAACAGGAAAAAGAAAGAGTTATAAAAGAAATTAAAGAAGTATATAAGATAGATGCTGAAGCACATTGTTTATATACTATACAAGATGATTACTAAAAAAGTTCTTGACTTTTAAATTAAACTGTGTCATAATTACATTATAGAATGCCATAATGGGTTCTACTAATCGCTTAATGAAAGGATAAATAATGAGTGTATTTCATAATATAAATAGATATGCTATAGGATTTGATCATCTGATGGATCACTTAGTATCTCTACACAGCAATAATAACTTAACAACTAATGAGTATCCCCCTTACGATATAATAAAGGAAGGAGAAAATAATTATAAAGTAGAACTTGCAGTTGCAGGTTTTAAAAAAGATGAGTTAAGTATCCAACTAAAAGATAATACCCTTACTATAAAAGGTGAGTCTAATTCTAAAAATTCTAATGGAGATTATCTTCATAAGAATATAGCACGAAGATCTTTCTCTAAAGACTTTTCTCTTGCAGAGAATATAGAAGTAGGGGAAGCTTCATTTGAGGATGGTGTGTTAGGTGTTCATTTAGAACATAATATACCTGAAGAACAAAGACCAAAAGAAATATCAATACACTAACTAAGAGTGAGGGAGTGTTTTGATTTCCTTTCACTCCCTCATAACATGGAGACAAAATGAATACAGTTTATATAGGGTATGATCCTAAAGAAGATACATCATATGAAGTTTTAAAGTTTACTATAGAAAGAATATCAGGTAAGAATATACGTGTTGTTCCATTAAGAAAAGATATACTTGAACATATAGGTATGTATACACGTAAGTCTGAGATGATAAAGGGACAACCTTATGATGTGATAGATGGTAAACCTTTCTCAACAGAGTTTAGTTTCTCTAGATTTTTAGTACCTGCATTAAATATGTATCAAGGTAAAGCTTTATTTATGGATTCAGATATGTATCTACGTGCAGACGTAAATGAATTATTTGATTTATGTGATATGGATTACTATCCTGTATACTGTGTCCATCATAAGTATGAACCAGAGAATAAAACAAAGATGGATGGGAAAGAACAACATACTTATCCAAGAAAGAATTGGTCAAGTCTTATGATGTTTAATTGTGGACATCAAGAGAATAAAAAACTTACACCTGATGTAGTTAATACACAAACAGGTAGATGGTTACATGGTTTTGGTTGGCTTCCTGATAAAGAAGCAGACATAGGTAGAATACCTGAAGAATGGAATTGGTTAGATGGGCATTCCCCAGTAGATCTTGAAGCAAAGAATGTACACTTTACAACAGGTGGTCCTTGGTTTAAAGATTGGAATCCTAGAGGAGAAATAGAAGGTAAGTATGCTGTTGAATGGTGTAGTGATGCTGACTGGTTAAAGATGAAAGGTATAATTAAAATGGATAAGGATTATATGATATGACAAAGATAAACTTTGTTACTTCTTTTAATGAAACTATTTATAATATTGTAGGACATCATTTATTTAATTCAATTAAAAATAATTGGGAACCTAGTTTAAAATTAACAGGTTACTATCATAACTTTGATCCTAAAAATTATACTATAAAAGATATATCTTTAAAGTCTTTAGATAAGGTAGAAGACTATAAAAAGTATTTAAAAGATAATAAAGAACATAATGGTACAGAGAATGCAACTATAGATTATAACTGGCATCTTGATGCACTTAGATGGGCACATAAAGTATATGCTTTAACTGAAAAAGCTTTTGACTTAGCAGAAGAATCTGCAGATGCAGGTTGGTTGATATGGATTGATGCTGATTCTTTAGCTACAAAAAGATTAGTACCTAGTGATATTCTATCCATGCTTCCTGATGCATGTGATATTGTTTACAAAGGTGTAAGAATTTATCCTGATAAAACTTATTACCTTGATACTTCTTTTATAGCTTTTAATTTAAGTAAGAAACCTGCCCTTGATTTACTTGGTGACTTACGTGGTGCTTATAATTCAGGAGAACTATTACAGTACAGAGAATGGCATGACTCTTTTATATTAGAAAGACTTTTAAATATTTATAAAGCTCATGGTATGAAAATAAAATCTCTTGAACAAATAGGTGATTACATTACACACTTTGAAGGTATAGATAAAGTAAATCAATTAGCTATAAGAGATGATAAAGGGAACAGATTAGTTGCATTATCAGAAGATAAAGTATCTCAAGATATTAAACCTAATAGATATAAACAATTAGCTGATCTTATTAGAGAATATAAACCACAATCTATAATAGAAGTAGGTACATGGAATGGTGGTCGTGCTATTGAGATGGCTCTTGCTGCATTTGAAAACCAAGATGAAATATTATATAGAGGTTTTGATTTATTTGAAGATGGTACTACTGAAACAGATGAAGAAGAGTTTAATCTTAAAGCACATAACACGCAGAGTGCTGTTATAAAAAGACTACAAGAATTTAGAGCTAAGATGATGGAGAAAAAGAAAGTCTTTACATTTGAAATAGGTAAAGGTAATTCAAAAGAAATACTAAAAGATCGTACAGATTTAGATGCTGATCTTGTTTTAATAGGTGGTGGTAATAGTATTAAAACTACAAAAAGTGATTATGATAATTTAAAACATAATCCTATTGTTGTTATGGATAATTTCTTTAGAGAAGATGAAGATAAAAAGAATGCACCAGAAAAATATCAAGGTACAAATAAAGTTGTAGACAAATTACCTAAAGGAAAAAAAGATGGAGTACGTAGATGGGTAATACCTTCTCAAGATTTAGTACGTGGGGGTGGTTACACACATCTTAGTGTTATATTAAATGATAAAAAATTAAAGGATCTACCTAAAAAGTTATTAACTGTTCCTATTGTAGTACATCCTAGAGATTGTGTACCTAAAGATTTTATTAGAGATAATATTAAAAGTAATATGAAGCTAATAGATAAATGGCTAGGTAAATTTCCAATGCATAAAGGGAATGTAATACTTGTATCAGGTGGACCTTATTTAAATATTAATAAATTAAAAACACATATAAGAAATAATCCTACGAGTAAAATTGTTTGTGTTAAACATTCTTATCCCACATTAATTAATAATGGTATACTTCCTTGGGCTTGTATTGTCCTTGATCCTAGACCTATTACAGGTGTAAGTACACATGGTGTTGTAAGAAAAGAATTATTTAAAAAGATAGAAAAGAAAACAAAATTCTTTGTTGCATCTATGACTGATCCTTCTGTTACTAATTACTTAATAAAGAAAGGTGCAGAGATACATGGATGGCACGCATTTACAGAATCATTAAGAGATCCTGCTGAACAAAAGAAAAAGATGGTTAATAATTCAGTAACACTTAATCCAGATATAGGTATACCTCAAGGCTCTACCCTTATTACAGGTGGTACATGTGCTGCCATGAGAGCATTAGGTATCATGCATACTATGGGCTTCAGACATTTTGATCTATTTGGTTTTGATTCTTCTATGGAAGAACCTACTGCAGAACAAAAGAAAGAAACTACTGGTGCTGAAGATGAAGACCCTAGACCTAAGTATATTGAAGTAGGTGTAGGAGATAAAAACTTTTGGACTACAGGAGAGTTACTAGCTATGGCACAAGACTGTGAAAGAACTTTTGCTGATCCACCTATGGAAATGAATTTAAATTTCTTTGGAGAAGATACTTTAATAACTGCTTTATGGAATGTACAAAAGAAAAAACCAACATTTGAGGAAAATTTTTAATGGATAACTATGTACTACCTACTAAACCTAAACCTTCTGAAAAATATTTAGAATTAATAGAAGCTTATAAACATTTACATAAAGAGGAAGGAAAGTTTCAAGGAATAAGTTTAACACCTCTTGCTTTAGATATATGGAATATATTAAGATTTAATAAATGTAAATCTATTTTAGATTATGGATGTGGTAAAGGATATGCTTATAAAGAAAACTTTAAAGTTATTGATCCTAAAGGAAGCATACCTAACTTTGATAAACCTTTACATTTATGGTGGGGAATAGAGGAAGTATTCTTATATGATCCTGGTGTTCCAGCACATAATAAACTTCCTACTAAAAAACATGACATGGTAATATGTACTGATGTACTTGAGCATATACCTGAAGAAGATTTAGATTGGATAATAAGAGAGATATGTAGTCTATCTAATACAACAATATTTTTTAATGTCTCTTGTCAACTAGCTAAAAAAACATTTACTTCAGGTAAATATAAAGGAGAGAATGTACATGTATCTGTATTTGATCATGCCTGGTGGGTAGATAAAATAAAAAATGTATGGAAAGACTATAAAGATTTAAAAATATACTTGACTTCTACATCAAAAGAAGGTATAATGGGTACATGTATCAAAGGAGAATAACATGTTTAGTTTATTAACACAATTACTGCCTGTTGTGGGAGAAGTTATAGATAGAGTTATACCTGATCCTAAAGCTAGAGAAGCTGCTAAGTTACAGCTTATACAACAAGCACAAGAAGGTAAGTTAAAAGAAGTAGAACATCAGTTATCAGCTATAGTTGCTGAAGCTAAATCTAAAGACCCTTGGACATCTAGAGCAAGACCTACGTTTTTATACGTAGTGTACTTTTTAATATTAACATCAATACCAATGGCTTTAGTACATGCTTTTAATCCTGAATTAGCACTACGTTTAATAGAAGGTTTTCATGGTTGGCTCTCTGCTATACCTGAATCTATCATTACATTATTTGGAGTAGGTTATCTTGGTTATACAGGTGCACGTAGCTATGATAAACATAAAGGACTAAAATAAATAATGTTTCCATACAACGAATCAGAATGGGAGTGGATCTCTTCTGTTAAAACTTTACAAGGAGAAATAGAATGGCTAAAAAAGTTAAGACTAATACCAAAGGCACTACGCACAAAGTGGCATGGATTATTGCACTTATTATCCTTGGTGTAATAATACTAGGATCTATCTTTAGTTTATCTACTAAAAAAGCTGAAGCTGTTAATGCTACGTCAGGGTATAGTACATTACCTGGATGGTCAGCAGGGTATAGATATTACTTTGATATGGAGGAAGATCAGAAAAGTCATATGAGACTTTTTGGAAAATATAAACAATCAGATGGTGACACATTTAAAATAGGTTGGGATAGACAAACTGGTAAAGATTTAAATCAGTTTAATACCAACATAGATGATGATGGTGTTATCTTTTTTGAACAGGAGTTTAAATTCTAATGATAAAATATATAATAGCAGTAGTAATAATAGTTATAGTAGCCTATAGTGGATGGGTATACTATGGTAAAGATGTTCCTGAAGTAACAACAGTTATTCAGGAAGAATAATGCCTGAGATATTTCACGTAGCTATGCTCCTCATTTGTTTTCATGGGGAGTGTACGCAGTTTGAGAGTGCACCTTATGCAAAGAATATAAGTGTAGAACAATGTCAAAACATGTTACGCTATACATTTCAAACGCAAGCAGGTCCTTACTATGATGAGCTTATAGATTTTGATGTGGATACACCTGAAGATATAGAGGTAGTATATGCAGGTTGTGACAAAACAAACAGAAAACCAGAGGTAGATAATGATTGGAAAATTACTCCCAACGTGGACCCAAAGTTATATCAAGAAAATCAAGACGATCTTAGATGGCAACAACAAAAAGGTAGAGAACTGTAGTAAGTTTGTTACGTCTTTTTATTATGCTGTTATAGTAGGTACTTTAGCAGGTATTATTCATTGGATAATACATACATGGCGTTAAACGAAAAGCAAGAAAAGTTCTGTCAAGCTTATGTACTAAGACATAATGCTGCAGAAGCTGCACGTATAGCAGGATATGCAGAGAAGTATGCTCATACTCAAGGATATAAGTTTTTAAAAGGAGATACTAATTTAAGTGCAGAGATTAATGAACGTATACAGGAATTAGAAGGTACTTTAGAAACAAGTGTTAATGTTGTAGATGAGATAGAAAGTCAGTATGCTTTTGCTAAGAAAGAAGGACATACTAATAGTGCTATTAAAGCATTAGAACTTCTATCAAGAATACGAGGAGCCACGAGTGATAAAGAAGTAGAAATAACTCCTGAGAATTTAAATAGTAGTATTATAAAATCTTTAAAAATATTAGGTAAAGATAAAGTTAATAAACTTATAGAGTTATGTGAGTTTAAATAGTTATTTTTTTCATATAAACCTTTGTGTGTTATAGTTTTTCTATTTTATTAGAGAGAGCTTTTTCTAATCGAGGTAGTAGACGAATACCACAATACCCTATTAAAAATGCAATAGCTGGTCCTGCTGTCATTGGAAGTTCCCAATAACCTATAATAGCTGGTATTAATATTTCAGCAGAAATAATTCCTACAATTACAGCAGCACCTATATCCCATATTTTAATCTTACGATTGACAATCCAATTTGTAATACCACCTAAAGTT